ATTGCAAATGACATTGTTAAATCATCGTTGTATCCTTGCATTGCTTCAGCTCTGTTTCCTTTCCATATGAAAGTGAATAATTCATCAATTAATCTTGCTGAACGAACTGTTACTGATTTATCTCTAAAGTAATCATCCAACTTTGATATAATCAAAGGTCGAGTTTTAGATGTAGTACTAAATCCTGCGACCATGTTTCTTTCTTGTGCTCTATACTTGTTTGACATTTGATGTTCAACATCTACATACTTTAAATCTTTACTCATGTAGAAAAGATTTCCATATCCTCTATCAATTACTTGTTGAATTACTGCCCAACCTATGTTTGCGTTCTCAACTACCAACAATGCTTGGTTGTAATCAGTTGCAAGTGATACAAGAAAGTTTCCAAAATCCTTTGTATCTAATTTACCTCTATATTCTGCTACTTGAGTTGCTTCTTCAATATCAATTACATGACAAGCTGAATAATCAGTTGAATCTCCACGAGCAACATCGGCAACTACCATATAAGATTTATTGTAGTTTGGATATTCCCACTTCCAAAGGTTTCCATCAAACCCTGTTTTTTCCATTGGTTCTTGTACATATGATTCTTTATAGAATTGTAATAATTGTGGGTCAATCACAGTATCACCTGATGAAACAAAGTCACAATCACATTCTTGTGCCGCTCCTTTAACACCTAAAAGTGTTTCTTGTTCATCTCTCCAACTTTGGTCTCTTTCAGGATGAACTGTCCAATGTAATCTGATTGTATTGAACCCATTTTGTTCTTCTTCTGCACCTACCCAAGTTTTGTGAAAGAAATTTCCTACACCATTTGGTGTTGAAAGGATAATTGCGTTACCACCAGTTGAAAGAGTAGATTGTGCCGATACCCAAATATCTTCAATCTTATCAATGAACGCTGCCTCATCAAATACTAATAAGGATAGTGCTTCAGAACGACCAGCATCTCCTGCTGCTGATGTTGCTTTGATTTGAGAACCATTGGAGTATCTTAGAGATAGTTTGTTATCTTCTACTGTTGTTTGTTTTAACCAACTTGGAAGATATTGGTTCATTACTCGAACCTTTGTTACCAAGTTTTTTGCAACTTCTTGTTTAGTTGCGATTACCAATACATTAAAATCTTGATTAAACAACATTTTCCATAATGCAAATCCTGCAGTTAAGGTTGAGATACCTGTCTGTCTTGATTTTAGAATAATATTGTATCTATGTTTTGTAAACTCATCTAAAGTTCTTTCTTGAAACTGATATAGATGAAATGGTATCTTGCCTCGGACAGGATGTTGTATCATACAATACTTCTTCATGAAGTGTATTGGGTCTTGAGCACATTTCTGATACTCAAGTTTAATTATTTCCTTTAATGAAGCTTTAGCCATTTATTTTTTACCTATTTTCCAATATAGTGATGTTCCAACGAATGGTTTGTATTCACCAAGTTGATTTGACATTCCAATGTTTAATCCATAGATGTTCATCTTCTTAGTTTTTAACAATCCATTAACACTAAAACTACCAAAACCATTTACTTGGTCAACACCAAGTCCTAATCCATAGTAGAATTCATTTTTAGGTAACTCTTTTACAATTGTAGTATTATAAACAGTTGGTATTTTGAAAAACCAATCGATTTCTCTTGATTCGATTCTATTTTGTGAAATAACATCAGTAAGAATACCATATCCTAAATCTCCACTTGGTTTGTTACCCAAAGAATCAGTAACTACCTCTGGAAAATCATATGCAAGGTTTAATGTATCTTTTACTGTTATTTTTGAAAAATAATCTTTGATAATTGCAAGTGAATCTACATCTACTGGTATCTCCACTTCTTTAATTACTTCTTTAGTAATGTATTTAGGAACATATTTTGTTACTTTTACTTCCTTCTCTACAAATACTGTATCTGTTTTTTGTTCTATTAATTCGAAATCTTCACCATCGATGTTAACAATCTCTTTATCACCATAATCGGTTCCACATCCTCTCATTAAGAAGATAACACCAACTAATAGTAGGATTAATAATTCTTTCCATCTTTTGATTAGTAGATTAAATATAATGCTCATAATTTTTTTCCTTTATTTTGTTAAAAGCTTCTTCCTTTTTTGCTTCTAACTCTTTTATTTCTCCCTCACCGTAATCAATGAGTTCTTGAATTTCTGCCTTTACTTCATCTATTGGCTTTGGTAACTTCCAAGTTTCTGTTACCTTTCCTTCTGCACCAACCATTTCATATTCTTCTTTCAAATCATCCATGGTCTGTTTGTATTGTTCTATTTTACCTTTACCTAACAAAATCATTCGTGTCCATACTTTATAATTTTGATATTCTTCCCACAAACCTGCAGTTCTGATTTCATGTTCTCTATCAATTGTACAATTGATACAAAAACCACCCTTTTCGATAAACTTCTTATCTTTTTTTGTAATTCTCTTTGTTTTACATTCAGAATTCTTACATTTAGATTTTTCTGCTAAATATTTTCTAATTTCTTGGAAAGTTTCAGAGTTCTTATTTGTTTTAAGAGTGTACCCTTCTTTCTTTTCGTATCTATGATGTTCATCTTCCCAAACATCACCAACTTTTCTTTCTTCTTTCTTTCCAGTCCAACCAATAGTTTGATTTTTTTCATACTTACCAGTTTGAACCATATCTACCAACTTTCTACGAGTTGGGTGCATATATTTCTTTTTGAATTCTTTACCCATTGTTATATATTAGGTTATAATTTTATATATAAATATATCAAATTAAAGAAACCGTAATTTTTAGAAGAAAATACCAAGTATTTGGTTTACGGATGCGAAAGTACCTGTAAGTTTAAAAGTATTTCCATTATATAAAAACACGATACCTTCATTTGGTACAATTTTCTTAGAACCACCAATAGAATTTAACCTACCAAGTTCTAATTTAAGTTTTTCTATCTTTTTTGGGTCACCTGATTTCTTTACATCTTTGATTGTTTTATCAATTCGTTTCTTTATATCACGAACTGCCTTATCAGGATTAACTGTAAGTGCCGATGAAGTAAATTCTAATACTTCTGCACCTAATCCTAAGAAGATTTTCTCAAACTTCATTAAATTATCCTTTGATATCTTCTTATGATTATCTTTATCTGTTTTCTTAGCCCATTCAAGTGTTTTAGAATCAGTAATATTCTTATTATCCAATCTAAATTTCTTATCCATGAATGCCCATCTCTTAACTAACCCCATTTTGGTTTTGTTATCAAGTGTTGATGGTGAATTTTTATCAACCCATTGTTCCCACCACGCTTGATGATAGTTTGCAACACCATCTGTATCCTTTAATTTAAATTCTTTTTGTAATTTAGAGATTTGAGATGAGTATTTACTTCTCTTTTTAGATAAATCAGTAGATTTTGGTAATTTTACAACAGGTGGGCCTTGAATTGTATAGTTATCTTGAACATCTTTGTTCACTTGTTTAATCATACCGGCTAATATTCTTGCCGCTTCACCATTTTCACCGATTGCTTTACCATCCATATCATATTCCATAGTACCATGAAACACAAGTAACGCCTGGCCGTAAGGAATCACATTAACTGATGTTGGATATATCACTTCAAGGTTCATAAAACAAGCACCTTGTTTAAAAATCTTATCTCTTTGTTTATCTGTAAGTGATTTGATTGCATTTGAAAGGTCTTTCATCGCATAATTGTATGCATCTGATAATCCACCCCTACCTTGAAACTTATCTGATACACCTTTGATATCTAAAGCGTTCTCACCTTTGTTTTTTAGGTGTCCTTTGTTTCTTGCTGCTACTAATCTTCCATCTCTCCATGAAATAGCTAATGCTTGACCATCAGTTTTCTCTCTTGTAAACTCTAATGTACCTTCAAGTGCTCTATTTACGATATCTTTCAGTTGTCCAAAGGTTAAATTGATATCAGTATCGAATGGGTGAGACATATGTCCATACGCACCACCTTCTGTAATGATACCTTCTTTCATGAATAG